GTCAGCACAATCCATCTTGGACGGGCTGAAAGAGGCATGGAATAAAGTCTCACAGCGTTGGCTAGGGATAGCGGTTATTAGGAATTCCACGGCGCAATCTATCCTGGACGGATTAAAAGAAGCGTGGAATAAAGTATCGCTGCGTTGGCTGACCATTGGCATTGCGGTAACTACGACAGCACAGTCGATCTTGGACGGATTAAAAGAAGCGTGGAATAAAGTATCGCTGCGTTGGCTTACTATCGGCATTGTAAGAGCCACCACGGCGCAATCGATTAAGGATGATTTAGTGTCGGCATGGAATAAACTTCCGGCGTGGAGTTTAGATGTAGCAATCAGTTCCGCAGTCAAAATAAAGAATGCGATAGATAATGTATGGACATGGGTTAAGGATAACTGGAAGGTAGTTGCGGCTGCTGCGCTGGGAATCGGTATCGCTATCGCAACTCCATGGTCAACAATTGCAACAGCATTAAGCGGATTGTGGGCTGACGTAATGGCTTCGTTTGGAGGAGCATTATCATTTGGAGTATTACCGGTTCTTGGCGGAGGCGATCTTGGTACAAATCCATCTCCCAAAAAAATAAAAGAATATATGGATAACAACATAATGAAGCCCATCGATGAGAATGCATATAAGTTATCAGTAATAGTGAATCTTGTACGCGATAATTGGGAAACTGCAAAAAAATGGATAGAGGACAATGGTTGGAATAAAGAATCCGTTCCGGTTTTTACAACTCTTGTTCGCTATGGTTGGACTTACGTTGACAAGTGGATTAAAGATAGCAAGTATGCACAATCGCCGATTGCACAGCTTATCAGTCTTGCCAAGAATGGTTGGGATTGGGTTGATACCTGGGCGCAACAGTTTGCTCAATCGCCGATTAGCCAGAAGGTAGATTTGGTACTTGGAACAGACTACGTTACTGGCGGCGGCGGTGTCGGCGGCGGCACTGTATGGCGTATGGCTACGCAAGCCCGTGGCGGCATCATTACCGCCGGAGGCGTGACGCCCTTCGCCAGGGGCGGCGTCATCAACGCCTACGCGGGCGGCACGTCCAACGCCCACGGCACGATATTCCTGGCGGGCGAGGCGGGGCCGGAGATCGTGGGCCACGTGGGCGGCAGGACCGAGGTATTGAACAAGAGCCAGATCGCCAGCGCCATGTTCGCGGCGGTGCGAAGCGCCATGGCCCCGGCTGCGGCGAATTTCGCGGCGGCAGCACAGATCCCAAGCGGCAGTGCGACGGAACTCGATTGCAGCGGGATGTACGACATCATCTGCGACGCCGTATCGCAGGCGCTTGCCAGCGACAGTGGACGGCGTGAGCAGACGCAGCTCCTTCGCCAGATCAGCGACAAGGATTTCAGCGCGGAAATCACGACGAGCAGTATGAACAAGGCGCAAACGCGCATGAACCGCAGGGCCGGCGTTACGTTGGTTCCCGTGGGGACATGATGGGAGGGGCAGGATATGGCACAGTCAGATAACCCGATTCGGAGTGTAAACGGCGTGACGATCCCTGCCCCTTCCAAGTACGATTGGAAGGAAAGTGACGTTTCGTCCGCCGATGCAGGGCGCACAGAGGACGGGCTGATGCACAAGGAAACGATTGCCAAGAAGGTCCATATTGAATTGGAATGGCAATATATTCCCGACAGCGATGCGCAGACGTTGCTACAGGCATTCAGCACCAATGAGTATTTTAGCGTGACCTATTACGATTACAAGGCGATGGACTACTTGACCAAGACGTTTTACGTCGGCGACAGGAATGCGAGCGCTTACAACCGCACGTTAAAAATCAGCACAATATCATTCAATATCATCGAGCGATAGGGAGGGCGTTCAATGTACCCAGTTTCAAGCGCAGTCAAGGCCCTCTTTGACGCGGAACAAAAGCAGGTTTTGCGGATCACGGGCATGGACGCCAACGGCGTTAGCATACGGATCACCGAGGCAAACGTGATGCTCGGCAGTTTCAAAATCGACCGCTATTCCTGCAACGGCATTAAACTTGAGGTTGGAACAGCAATTGCGTCCGAAATGACGTGTAAACTGGACAACCGGCAGGGGCAGTTTGACGGCATCGTGTTTGAGGGCGCGGAGCTGCTGGTGGAGGTGGGCATTGCGGACTGGACGCAGGCCGAACCGACTGTCACGTACATCCCTTGCGGCGTTTTTATCCCCGACGAGCAGCCCAGGAGCATGAACATCATCACGCTGCACGCGCTGGACCGCATGGTGCGCTTCGACGCGATCCCGCCCGCCATCAACGCGCCGTGGACCACGGACGGCGACGTGGAGATCACCGATGAAAACGACGAGGTCATCTATTTCAATCACGCGCTGGAGCTGCCGGCGACGGTGGAGGATGTGGTGCAGCGGCTATGCGCGATGGCCCAGGTTGTCTGTACGCAGGACATCTCCGGGTTTCCAAACGTGGACTTTGTTGTTTCGGCGATTCCAAATACCTACCAGAAGATCACGATGCGGAACATACTGCAATGGTGCGCGGGGCTGATGGGCACCAACGCATGGATGGACTGGAACGGGAATCTGCGGTTTTCATGGTATGACGCTGTGACGGGCTATGTATGCACCCCCGCGAATCGGTTCAGCAGCGATCTATTTGAAAACTCCATCGTCATCACCGGGGTGGAGTGGTGGAGTGACGAGGACGACGTATATCTTGCGGGGACGGACGCCTATGTGCTGGATGTGTCCGACAACGCTCTGATCGACGCCGACAACGCGAACGATGTGCTGACCGCGATCTACAACGCGGTCCACAACTTCGCCTACACGCCGTTCTCCGCGTCGGTCATCAACGCGCCGTACCTGTGGCCGATGGACCGGGTGATATTCACGGACCGCAACGGCAACAACCACGTCAGTTTGTTGACGAACGTAAACTGCGGGCTGAACGGCGTCACGGCGATTGCCGCGGCTGGGGAAACGAAGCAAACCGCCGCGTCTGTGGCCCCCAGCGGGTTTACGGTGCAACAGGCGTTGGAGATCAATAGGATGCAGCGGATAAATTCCAAAGCGCTGAGCGAGGCCGTGGACCACGCGACCCAGATGATAACCGGGGGCATGGGCGGCTACGTGGTGTTGAGCGTGAACGCGACCACGGGCCAGACCGAGGAAATCCTGATAATGGACAGCCCGGACAAGGAGACGGCGGTCAACGTGTGGCGGTTCAACCAAGGGGGACTTGGTCACAGTTCCAACGGCTACAATGGGCCGTTTTCGGATGTGGCGCTGACGGCGGACGGAAAGATCAACGCCGACATGATTACCTTGGGCACGATGGTTGCCAACAGGATCAGCGGCGGCAAGCTGACACTGGGCGGGTTGAACAATGGCAAGGGCATACTTGAGATAAAAGATGCTGACGATAACACCATAGGAACGTGGGACAATCAAGGCTTATCCCTGAACAAAGGAAGCATTTATATCACAAGAAATGAAAATATGGCCGGGTTCAATGCTCCTGTCGCTTACGGCGCATATACGGGGTATTATCCGCTGTTTGTGCAGTATAAACAGAGCGGGATTGATTATGCGACCACATTGCTTGTAAAAAATGGTGTTTTCAGTCTAGAATACGGAATAGTAGGCGGGACACATCAGGTACAAAAACAGGTAACCATTGAGCCGAACAAAATAAGAATTGGGATAGCAGCCGGAAAAAGAGTAACAATAACCCATGAAGGAATAACGATAACAGATTATCAAGGGAATGAGTGGTTTATAGCAGACCCAGGATTGACAGGGGATGGGCGTTTATGGGTCAAGACTCTGATTCGAGCGAATGAATTAAACCTTGATACACCGTTGGATATTTCTGGCGGCGGCACCGGCGCGAACACGGCGGCGGGGGCAAGGGCCGCGCTTGGCCTTGGCGATACCAGTTACGACTTCGGCGGACAGGGCGCGAACATCCGGGTCATGCGCAGCGGCAACGTATGCTCCCTGATCGTGGCGGCGGGGAACTTTAGTAATTCTGGCACGCACGCGGCGATAACGCTGAATGACGTTACCCTGAATATCCCGACCGGGTTCAGACCGACCGGCACCGTGAATACGGTGGACACCGTGACCGGCGAGCGCATCTACATTGCCACGACCGGCCGGATCATTAGCGCGGCGGCGGTGACCAATGCGACGCTGCGGTTTTCCGCCACGTGGATCACGACGGACGCATGGCCCGCATGACCGACCATTTCAAGCAAAGGAGGATAAACGATGCAGATATATGAACTGCCCAGCGCAAGCAGCGTAGCCGGTACGGACGTATTCGCGCTGGATGTCAACGGCGTAACCTATAAAGCCACCGGCGCGGTGCTGGCGACGGCGCTGAAGAGCATTGGCCTGTACCTGTCGGAGAGCGACATAGCCAACAACCTGACCACCACCGTAGCCAACATGGCGCTGGACGCCCGCCAGGGCAAAGCACTTGCCGACGCCCTGTCCGCCCTGTCCGAGGCCCAGGGCGATATGCAGGAGGAGATCGACGGGCTCTCCGAGGACGTGGAGGGCATGTCTACCACACTCGGCACCCTTTCCAATACCGTCAGCGGCATTTCCAGCGACATGGCCACCCTATCAGGGGACGTGGACGATCTCGAAGCGGCGGTCAATGGGGCCGTGCACTACGACGAAGCCCAGACCCTCACCGCCACTCAGCAGGAAACCGCGCGGGGGAATATCGGTGCGGCAAGCAATGAAGCTATCACAGCATTGGCTTCCCGTGTGGACGCCATCGAAGAAGCCGAAGGACTTCACCGATATGGCGTGTCGGGCATTGGACAGGCGGCATCCGCGCTGACGCGGCTGTGGGATGCTGTGGGTATGACGGCACAGGTTGGCACGGACGGGGACAACAGCAATATCATCAACAATTTCGACGATGTGACGCCTTTCAACCGCCGCAAGTGCGTGGGCAATTGGACGTTAGTACACGGCGTGCCGGTGTTCCATGTACATGCTTACCTGGGCGACGAAAACTATACTGAGGATGGCAGCGAGGGCGACTACGTGGCCGTGGAGTGCCCGAGAGCGTATTACATCCTAAAGGACGGTGTACTGGGCGTGTCCGCGCACCAGTGGCCAGGTTGGCGACCATTTGACATATTCTGCCGCAATCACAACCCAGAGGACACGATGCCTTTTGTCTATCTTCCCGCTTATGCGTTGGCAAAGAAGGACGGCAAGGCTGTATCGTTGCCGGGGCTTGACAATCTGCAAGGCAACTACAAAGAGTTGATGGATGCTTGCCGTACTTACGACGGCGGTAGCCTGGGCGGGAATGCCTTCCTTCAGCCGATGGCGGTGAACTTCTACGAGTGGGCGCTGTATACCGTGGAATTCGCGCAGCAGAATTGTCAGAACATAATGTATGGATGTGGCAGTCTGAGGCATAACAATGATGACCGGGCAACGTTGCGTTCGGACGGCAGGTGGCTGCTGAACAATTGGCAAACAGCGCATGTGGTGGGTGAATATATATCGCTGCAGCCTACAACCGTTGATATTAATTCTTCGACATATTACGCGAGTCACAAAATCACGGCGCTAACGCGCTGCGATGCAGACGGCAATGCAAGTAGCAATGGCACGTATACACTGATGGAGGTGGAGGATTTAGGAGTTGAACGTACCTATGAAATCGGTTCCGATTACCGAATCGCCGCGCGGCCATATCGGACGGGAGCATGTAACGGCGTGAGTACGCCATCAGGTTCGCCGGTCAGCAACACCAACGGGTATTACCCCATGAAATACCGCTGGCGTGAAAATGTGTTTTCCAACCAGTACAAGACGATAGCAGATCTATTCAATAAGCGTGTGGGCACGGGCGACAGCGATTACTATTTGGAGTGGTACTATCTGCCCAGTCCCGAGAACTACACGCCTAGCGGCGCAAGCAAGCCCGACGCGACGGACCTGGCGACGGACGCCTTTGTGAAACTGGATGTGGAGACGGCACATGCGAACTATGCAAACGGGTACATCAAGAGTAAAAAGTATTCGGAAGAGTACCCGGACATCTGGATCGCGTTTGAAACGACAGGTGCAACCGCGTCTACATACTATGCTGATTACGCCTCCCTTGTCTATTCGTACGTCGTTCGTGCTGTCCGTCTCGGTGGTTACTGGTCCAATGGTGCGGCCGCCGGGTTCTCTTACTTCGCCGCGCATTACGCGCCTTCTTACGGGTCTGCGCATTACGGCGGCGACCTTTTCATCAATCAGTGGGGGGTGAATGCCGCGTAGCGGCAGAGGGGCGCTCCCCAAAACAAGCATAATCCTTTCTTAAAGGCAAAGGGATTGAGGATGCAACGCCTACCTTGTCAATTCGAACGTCGTTCGTGCTGTCCGTCTCGGTGGTAACTGGAACAATGGTGCGAACGACGGGTTCTCTAACTTCAACGCGAATAACGCGCCTTCTAACGGGAATGCGAATTACGGCGGCGACCTTTTGTATCCTTATCAGCGTGGCAAGCTCGCGAAAGATGAAGAAACAGGGATACTATACTGAGCACCAAAGCTACGCCATTAATTCTCGAACAGGCTGGGCAAGTCATTGCGATTCTCGCAACTTTATCAAAAACGACATTGAACCATATGTGGCTATACCAATTACAAGGAGGATTGTGAGCAATGTGGGGAAGATCAGAAAATAATGAGGCCGTAATGCCAGCTGCGATTGAACATTCTGGTGATCAGGTGATCATCCGTCGCAACTACCGTCTGGTTGATGCAACAGACGACCGTCCGCAGCATTACACATATGACGAATGGCAGATAAGCGGGGAACAGTACGAGGTGTATCAAGCGTTTGAAGCCCAGGTTAGCGAACAGAGCGACGCGCTAGTGGAATTGGCAGAACTGATTAGCGAGGTGATGGGGTAATGGCGAAAATATACTATCGGCGTATCAAAGACGGCCTTATGACGATTCAGGACGTTCCCAAACGCTGGCGGGCACAGGTGGAAGAACTGCTCGCGGAGGATGATGAGACATGAGAGACGCAAAAGTGATAGACCCAGATGACATCAAAGCCATGTTGGCTGAAAAGTTCGGCGTGCCAGCGAAGAACATCATCAAGACGCAGTACAGTTACACGGTTGTGCTGGATGGACAGGACGAACCACGTGACGGAGAATAAACCATAAAAGACAGGAGTGATATGCATGATATCAAATACCACTTATGAGTTTGAACCGGAAGGGATGCCGAATGAGCCGCAGCGCGATACCATATGGGTACTCGATGGGCGCGGCCGGCTGGTGGAAATGGAGGTGCCCGATGATGCAGATGACGATTAGACATCAGGACACCGGACCGCTGGTTGTCGTTGCGAAGCTGCTGACGAACTATCTGCGCGTTACCAGTAAAATCACTGATCCTGACAGCTATATACGGGTCAACGGCCTGTATGACGCAGATTTTGTCGCCTATGTAGTTTCCTGGCAGAGCAATCACGGTACGACTCCTGACGGCGTTATAGGGCCTGACACATGGCGAGCCATAGCCAAGGCAGCGCTGACGTGCAGCACGGCGAAAAATCGCATCTCTGGGGCTACAATGGCCGTGCAAATCATGATTGGCGGCAATATTACTGCTGATGCTATCTACGGGTCGCGAACCAAAGCGGCAGTAGCGGCGTTTCAGTCCGCCCATGGTCTGACTGTAGACGGCATCTGCGGTCCGAAAACGTGGGCAGCGCTGATTGTTGGCACGGACGAACAGCCGGACACACCCACGAAGTTCACCCAGCCCGTGGACTACAAACAGGGCAAGCCCGAACCGTGGGCCAGGTATATGTACTCCAACCATGGAGACGCAAAACAAACTATGGCAAACAGCGGGTGTGGGCCTACAGCCATGGCCGATGTCGTGGCGACGCTGAAAAACCCGAAGGTTACGCCGTGGACACTCGCGCAGCTCTCGATGCAGTGGGGCGACAGGACATACAATAGCGGCACGTCGTGGGCGTTTTTCAAACACGTTGCCGAGAAGTACGAGTTTGTCAAGTTCATACAGACCAAGAGCCTTGACGCGCTCAAATCTTGTCTCGATGCTGGCGGTTATGTTGTATGCAGCATGAGGCCTGGATATTGGACAAGCGGCGGGCACTACATCTGCGCATGGAAATATACGGATACAAGCATTTATTGTAATGATCCTGCCAGCACGAAACGAACCCATCAGAACATCAAGGACTTTGTGGCCCAGAGCAAGCAGTATTTTTGCTTCTACCCCGAGCCGAAGGAGAAGGATAATGGGACTTCTGATACTGATAATCGGAGCGCTGATAGCGACATTGGCAATCAACAGCCTGTAACGCGCGGCGAGAAAATATGCGACATCAGCAAATACCAGCCCGACGTGAACTATGATGAGTTTATCGCTGATACTGCGCTTGTCATTCTGAGAGCCGGTTACCGTGGAATACAGGGTGGAATCCATGAAGATCAGAAATTCGAGCTTCATGCTGATGAATTTATCAAGCGTGGTGTGCGGTTCGGCGTGTATTTCTACAGTATCGCCGATACAGTAGACAAGGCGCGTGAAGAAGCGCGGTTATTCTGGCAGTACGCCAAGGATAAGAACCCGCTATTCTGGGCTATGGACGCTGAAAAGGAAGGTATTACCAAAGAAACTATCACGGTGTTTGTGGATGAACTGCGCAAACTTGGCGCGAAAAAGGTCGGCTGCTATGTGGCGAACCACCTGTACAACAAGTATGACTATGCCAGTATAGCCGAGCAGATGGACTTCACGTGGATTCCGCGCTATGGCAGCACGAAGCCTGTCCACAAGTGCGACCTGTGGCAGTACACCAGCACTGGCAGCGTTGCCGGAATCAACGGCAACGTTGATCTCGACAAGATCACGGGCGAAGGTCACGACCTGAAATGGTTTACGGAGGGATAAGATATGAGTGAAGCGATAATTGTTGCCGCCATATCTCTGATTGGTACGATCATCACGGTATGGGCGGCGAACAGGCACACTTTGGCTGAACTAGACAAGAAGTCGGAACTGTCCGACGCGAAGTTGGACGCGAAGCTGGAAAAGCATCAGGCCGTGACCGACACGAAGATTGAAGAACTGACCCGCAAGGTTGAGCGCCATAACAACATGATTGAACGAACCTATCAGCTTGAAGGGCGCATGAACGAAGCGGAGCATGACATAAAAGACTTGAAGGGGAGGCTTGCATGATGATTTTGCCTGATCGTATTTACGATTTAATGAAGTGGCTGACTTTGGTTGTTATTCCGGCTCTGACTACCGCCTATGTCGGGCTGTCCGGGGTGTGGGGCTGGCCCTACGCCACGGAGGTTGCCAAGACCTCTGCCGTGATTTGCACTCTGCTGGGTGCGCTGCTGGGTATTTCCACGGCGCAGTACAACAAGCAGGAACCGCCCAACAACTTGTAAGCAGTAATGTAAGCAGTAAAACAAAATTTTATACCATTTTCTGCCATTGTCTAAAAATGGAAAAGCCCCGAAAACGCTGTGTTTTCGGGACTTTTTTGGTCTGGGTGAGAGGATTCGAACCTCCGGCCTCTTGAACCCCATTCATGCAGGAAGTGCGTATTTGCAATGGGTTTCACGCTTTTTGTAAGCAGTAAGTAAGCAGTAGCACGATTTACAGTTCTTCAATGATCTTTTTCATGGCTTCAAGTTCGGCTGATTGGTACATCTTTTTCGTGGTCGAATAGTCTGCATGGCCTATCAGTTTCGCCTTGTCAACGTCGCTTCCAGGTGCGCCTTTAAGAAGGTTGGCGAAGGTATGACGGCAGGAGTATGGCGTATAGTAGGCGGGATGTTCAGCGGTTGGCAAGGGCTGTATCCCTGCGGCGGCGAGGACGGGATAGAAGTAGTTGTCCCGGAAGTAGTTGACCGTCATCTGTTCGCCGTTCTCGCGGGGGAACAGGAACCCGTGACAGGTTGACACACGTTCCTCAATGATCGGCATGATTCTGGGCGATACTGGAACCGCCCTGTCCTTTCCCGCTTCGGTCTTAATGCCGCCATAGAGTATGTCGTCGTGGTAGCTGTCTTTGGTTAAGCTGAACAGTTCGGCGGGACGAAAGCCCGTGTAGATCAGGACGTAGACCACATCAGCATATGGCGTTATGCCTATGCGCTGGCGTATGCGCTCCACCTGTTCCGGGCTGAACGGGGGGCGGGTGGACTTGTCGTTATCGCCTGTGTGGAGGTATTCGGCAAGGTTCATTGTGGCCTGATGGCGGGGGATGGCGTATTTGTAGAGCAGACCTATTACAGCTTTCATATTCTCCCGTGTACGTCGAGCGCGGGGGCAAGCGTCCAAACACTCTTGTAATTCGTCCACGTCAATGTCAGCTATCAGGCGGTAGCGCAGATCATCGAAGTATTTAAAAGCGGCGCGGTAACAGTCCATCGTGGACTTGGAAACACGGGCTTCATGGGCTGGGAGCCATGCGTCATAAACCTGTTGCAAGGTCAGCTTTGGCTTGTCCTTCGGCGCGGCCTTTAGCTGCTGGCAGTAGGCGAGGGCTTCACGTTTGGTGGAGAAGCCGCCTTTTGTGCGTCTAACGGCCTGTGCGCGGCCTGTAGGCGTTGCTTTCCAGCCGATGGTAATGCAAGCCGTCCACGTCCTGCCGCGCTTGTAGGCGGTTCCCTGCCCGTTTCCGCGAACCCTAGGTTTCATTCAAACCACACCCTTGTCATATTGCCGCGATGTTCTATGCGCGGCTTTTTTTCTTTTCAGCCTGATGGTTCTCCAATATCTCCAATGCAATTCCCTGATAGACAGGTTCGGCGGCATGGTAGGCGTTGAGAACACGCCTATCTTCATCCGTCAACTTTTCAGAGGGTTCAATGGGTGTTTCACCTATCAATTTTTCTATGCCCTTATTTATCAAATCCATTACAGCTTCATTTTGACTTTTGAAACGATGCGTGAATCTGTATTCGTCCACCGCCTTATAAAGTTCTTCATCGTTGAAGGTAATCATGGCGCGTGGTTTATTGGTCGGCATATTATCATCCCTTTCAATCATATTATACATCATTGAAGAAGTGTGTCAATAATTACAATTTGATTAAATGATGAAAAGTTGCACTGAAACCCCTTGACAGTGAAACACTTTTGCTGTAATATCATCACAGGTGAAACACCGAAACACTTTTGAAGGGAGGGGAGAAGGTGAACGACGAGAAGAAGGACTGGCGGCTGTCCGTCAGCTTGACCAAAGAGCAGGAAGAAGCAATCGTAAAACTGCGTCAGACTGACGAGTACGCACGATGCTCTCTCGGTGAAGTTGTCCGTCAACTTATCAACGTTGGTTTGGAAGTGAAATCAAATGACGCTTGACGAGATCAAGGCCAGTGACAAGTCGGTGCTTACCCCCGCCGAGGTTGCGGAAGTGTTGGGCTGCGATGCGCAGGACGTTCGGATTCAAGCGCGACTGTCCCCGGAGAAGTTGGGCTTCCCGGTAATCATCATCAAGAGCAGGACGAAGATACCGAGGATTCCGTTCTTGCGGTACATGGGAGAACAATAAGAGGTGGGAATATGATTAAGACCATTTGGAGAAGTGAAGTCGCAAATCTGTACAAGGGAATCGACGCGCAAACTGTGGCTGATGAAATCGCGGACATTGGCGAATCCGCAACCGCTGAACAGATTGTGGACAAGGCCAAGGACGAGAACACCGAACTCCATAAGTGCTTCACATGGGACGATGAAGTGGCTGCGGAGAAGTACAGGATCATCGAGGCGCGGCAGATTGTTCGACACCTTGTTCGGGATGAACTTCCTGACGCGAAGAACGACACGCCGCCGCTGCGGGTTTTCTACAAGACCAACAACGGTGAAGGGTACAAGCACATCGAACGCACGATCATCAAGAAGGAGGATGAATACCAGGCGCTTCTTGCAAGGGCAATGATGGAGTTGAGAGCGTTCAAGGCCAAGTATTCCATGTTGGAAGAACTGCGTGAAATCTTCGATCTTATTGCGTAGACAATACAAGCGCGACGGCGGGGGCAAAGGCTGTTAGCCTACAGGAGATAAAAGGACTGGACATCGGAGTGCAGGACAGCAGACTACAAGCAAGCACAATACAGGACAGCAGCCTTTACCCGCGCCGTTGCGCAAGTACAGAACAACATCCTACGACCCAGCACAATTAACTATAGATATGTTTAGAACACAACACGAAACAACACGACCTCACCCAAGGGTTTTGCCTTTGCGCACACAAAAAAATAGGACAGGACAACTAAGGCAGTAAACAACACAATATAACATAACACAGCAGAGCCTTTGGGTGAGGTCGTGGAAACGACCAAGCAATAGACAGGACATGAAAAGCGAGGACATTACAACATAGTTTTCTACAGAACAGTTTACTAAAACATACGACAAATCATGGCTGACGGAGGGCTTGTGGTAAGCCCAGTATCAAAAATATTCAGATCTGCGTAGCGCAAGGCAAGCACAGAATATAACGGAAAGAGAACTGCTTAGAACAGCAAATATCAATACACAACAGACTACAAGTTCTCCGTCAGCCATGATAACAATAACGGTTTAAGAAAGGATGGTACAACATGGCAAAGACTGAATCCGTAACCCTGGCCCCGATCAAGGTCAAGACCGCACAGATTTTCATTGAGGGTACAAGTGACCTTGTGCTGAACAAGATGAACGCGAGGAACACCCGCGTCCTGACCGCAGATGACCGCAAGAAGATCCGCGAAGTCCCGAACCGTTGGGAGGACATTATCACCGCTATCAACTGGCGCGACCCGCTGCCCTGCAAGGACACCTACACCGAGTGCGACGAGGCTATGTTGTTCGATCTTCTCAAGAACAACGCGCCGTGCATCAGCGCGTTTGGCCTGAAAAAGTCATTCGGACAGGCCGTTGTCCGCAACGAGATCGACAAGTACGCTACGAAGTTCGACAACGCCGTGAACGTACTCGGCAACAAGGGGCTTATCCCCGTAACCTTCACGGAGTATGCCATTGATGACAGGCTGATGTCCCCGAAGCGCGGTGCGCCCATCAATGTTTCGTTGTCCCACTTCATCGGGTGGAAAGCCAACTTCACGATTGCGTACACCGACCATGTGTACAGCATCGAGCAGATCGTGAACATCATCAACCTGGCCGGGTTTGGTCTTGGCATTGGTAGCGGACGTTCCAGCGGGTACGGACGGTACGAAGTGGTTGACTTTAAGTAAGGAGGTACACCATGCCGAAACGCAAGGTTGCAGTATGGCGAAGGGTTGGGCGACTGCTGGTATGCCGCCCGCCCGACTGGCCCAAGGACACGGAGTATTCCTGCACGGAGCAGGAAACGCTTATTGAGTGGGCGCACAATCACAACTACGTGTTGAGGGACGGTAACGTGCGGAGGGGAAACAATGAGCGATTTGCAGCGCGAGACTTTGGGTAGCATCGCACGGTTGGCAGAGCAGATGGCATATGCGGCGATGCAGGGACATTCCGCGATGGTGCAGGCGCAGTTTGAGACTATGCGGCGGTATGTGGGGAAGCTGCAAATGGTACAAGAGCATATCAAGGAGGCGAAGTAATGGCAAGCCTGTATGAATTGAGCGCGGAGTATGCGGGATTCCTGGACGCATACGCGAACGCGCAGAATGAGGATGAAGCCGCCGAGATACTACAGTCGTTGGTGGACATCCACGGTGAACTGACGGAGAAGGCCGAAAACTACGTCAAGGTCATCAAGAACGTGCAGAGCGATGTGGACGGCTACAAGGCCGAGGCGAAGCGGCTTACGAAGAAGGCCACGGCTGGCGAGA